ATGTCGCTCAAGGGGCGTCTTCCTCTATAGCGATCACCTTCGATAATCCAGTTGTTGCTGGAAGCGTCGTGAAGTTCGGCTTCGCTGGCTTCTTCGGTTCTGCAATCAGCCCACCATTTAATCTTGCAGTTGGACAGTTCGTAAAGTCTGGTTCATCGTCTACCGGGACTCTCACACTGGATGTACATACCACGAGGAACGTCGCCGGGAACGAGGACAAGGTTGCGTTGCTCTCGATTCCAGTCTCGGGGGATGGAACGCTGACACTTACCTTCAATAACGGTGTAGCAGTTTCTGCTCAGCAGTTCTACATCTTGTGCGGAGCTGAGTGTGAGGATGTAGATACAAGCGCCTCACGAGTCAACGCCACCAGTTCGGCTAATTCCAGCACTAGCATCAACGGCGCTTCAGGGAACGTCGCCACTGGTGGTGCAGGGATCATCTGGGGCATGCTGGCACCGGGGAGTCCTTATGGGACTATTTCAGCAACCCCAACGGCTGATTACGTTGCTGGTCAGCTTGCTGAGCAAGAGGACGACTCACAGTACAACTTCTGGTTCGGCTATCGCAAGACAGCAGTTGATATCACGGATTCTGTCGATGTGACTTGGCAGGATACGTCGCCCGATCCCTCGTGGGTGGCCGTGGCTGCGGCGTATAAGTCGAGCACGCCCTGATGCCAGCGATTTCATCCGTCTCCGGCAACGCCGTCCACGGGCAGTCGCTGACAATCTTCGGGTCTGACTTTGGTACGAAGTCGCCTGCGACGCCGCACTGGTGGGACGACTTCGAGGGGCACACTCTCAGCGCGAATGTGAACGGCCTGACGCCGGTTAACGGGCCGACCAACTGGTCGGCGGGCAGCATCGGCGCTGGACCAAATCACGCCCCGACCATCGCCAACAGCAACCTGCGACATGCGCGAGCCACGAAGTGCGCGCTGCTCGACAATGATCCGACGGAGGGCAACTGGAGCATCGCAGTTTCAGCGTCCATTACCCCTCTCGGCAGCGGTTCCAAGCTGTACATCTTCTTTCGCAACCGCATGTCGAAGAACGGCTCGTACAGCGACAACTACAAGCCTTACGAGTATTTCGGTGAGGTCGGTGTCGGGTTCTCCGGCTTCGGCGATCCGGTCGCCGACCCCAATATCCGCACCGACAACACCTATACGGACGCTGGCGGCGGCAGCAATCTTAACTACGGCGGGATCGACCAGACCGACATTCTCGACACTTGGGTTGGCTACGAGGAGGAGATAGGTCTTCAGTCGAGCGGTGGATCACGCAGGCTGTGGGTTCACATCGGCACTAGCGATATTCACGCTGCGTGGAACGACCAGTCGATGACAAAGACCATCGACGGAGGTGAGCACGTCGATTTTATCGTGATGGGCAACTATCACCGCGATTCCTACAACTACATCTTCCGCATCGCCGACACCTACATCGACAACACCTTCGCTCGAGTGATGATCGGCGACGCCTCGACGTGGACGGCTTGCAACGCGAAGGAAATCTTCATCCCAACAGCGTGGAGCGACACACAGATCACCGCTACGGTGAGGCTTGGCGTCATGCCAGATGGCGTGACGCGCTGGCTGTACGCGGTCAAGTCCGATGGCTCGGTGAATGCCACCGGCTTCGCGGTGACGACTGGAGCGAGCGGTGAGGGCGGCGGGCCAATCCCCAGCGTATCGCCGCGCACCATCTACCTGATGCCATGATCACCACGCAGACAATCGAGATCAACAGGAGCGTGAAGGACGAGCTGGAGGTGCTCGCGACCGCGCTCGATCTGATGGCAAAAAAGAACTACACCGAAGCGGCCCGCGTCCTGATCGAGCGCAAGGACGTGCTGATGAAGGACGCGCCGCTCAAAATCTACGACCAGAGGGAAGCATGACCTTCCGCATCGGCACGCCGCACACGAAGGGAGCGGGCTATTTCATCAACGACAAGGACACCTCGCGCCCGCAGGAAGCCGACATCCAGACATGCTCGCATTGCCAGCGGGTGATAAAGATGCAAGAGTGGAAAGGCGACGGAGGATTCTGCGGGAAGTGCATGCATCCCATCTGCGGGCCGTGCGCGACGCGGGCGATGACCTATGGCTGTGAGCCATTCATGAAGAAGATCGAGCAGTATGCGGAGAAGAGCATGCGATACCACCAATTCTCGAAAATTGCGGGGCTTGAGCCGGTGCCCCACAACTCAACCCCCACCGGCCAAACTTCAAAGGAGTAAACTATGTCTCAGTTCACCAGCGGTACCCCTGCAACCTTCACTCCAACCGCTTCGACGACGGACGCGAACGCCGCAGTCCTGAGCGTCCTGACTGTCGGCCAGTCGGCCTGCGTCAAGATGATCAACTGGGGCGGCAGCGGCACCTCGCTCGTCGGCTACGTCACTCGATGGGCGCGCATTACGAACACCGCAGCGACCCCGACGGCGCGGCTCATTTCGAACGCGGGTTCCACCACGGTCACGCCGCAGGCGACCTGTAACACCTACGCCACTCCGGCGACTGCCACCGCCGACACCTACCTCTTCAAGCAGAACTGGAACGTGCAGGGCGGCGGCGGCGCGATCGTGCTGCCGATCGGCGGAGAGTGGTGGATCGTCGGCGGAGCCCTCGGCACGCTCTTCAACCAAATTGGGCCGGGCAACATCACCGGAGCAGACGCGAACCTGTCGAACTACTCGACGACTTGGGCTGAGTAATGCTGTAACAGTTTCCGCCGGGGAGATTTGTCTCCGGCGGTGGAGAATATTGAATGGCCGACACTAAAATCTCGGCTGCAACGGCGGTCGCGACGCCCGCTGGGACAGACGAATTCGCCACCCACCAAGGCGGCGCGTCGAAGCGAACGACGCTCGCTCAGATCAAGACGTTCGCCAATACCGCGCCGGTGTTCGCGGCAGGCACGGCTTCGGCAGGAACGCATCCGGTCTTCACTGGCGGCACGGTGCTAACGACGCCAGAAGACGGGGCTGTTGAGTTCGACGGCACCAACTTTTTCGGCACAGTTGACGCAGGCAATCGCGGCTATATTCCTGTTCGGCACTTCATCCGGTGTTCGGCAGCGCAAACCCTGACTGACACGACTGCCGCTCAGAACATATTTGATTCTCCGGCCAACGGGACCATCACACTTGAAACCGGGGTGTATCTGTTCGAGGCGTTGATCGCCCTTACCGGTATGTCAGCCACTTCGGGAAATGCACAAATCCTGTTTGGCGGAACGGGCACTTTCGGAGATTGGCTATGGAGCGTTGCCGGTATTGACGCTGCGGACAATCAAACCCTTGTTGATATGGACAATCCGTTCATTATTACCAATGCGTCTGCTGCATCGGTGGTTAGCGCCGGAACGGGTGCGGCGCTACGACTTATTCTACGAGGGAGTTTCGAGTGCTCTAGCGCAGGCACGCTCATTCCTCAAATAGACTTGGTGACGGGCGGGGTGACGCCAACCGTGGCTGCCGGTTCATACTTTTTGCTTGAGCGCATGTGTGCGAGCGGAAGCGTAAATTCGCTAGGTCAATGGAGTTAATCCTTGGCTGACTATTGGCAGCTAGAGGAAAATACCGATCAGTGGCAGCTAGAAGAAAACACTGATCTCTGGCTGCTGGAAGAGAGCGGTGTAGCGAGTGGAGTATCGGAGTTCTCGCAGGCAGCTCCACAGCAAGCCGATCTCGGAATAGAAGGCTGGACGCGCGGCACCTCCCTGCTCGCGCAGGGCATGGTTCCGCTCTTCATCGCGGCGGCGGCGCAGTTCAATCCGCAGCCAGCGCAGGCGAGAATATTTTCCCCGGCGAGCACGCCGCCGGTAGTCGCCAGCGCGGTCAGACTTGTCCAGACGCGCGAGCAAGAGTATCGCAATTCGCCGTCCGTAGTCTGGCGCTCGGTCGTTGCCGGATCCACGCCCTATCCGATCGAGCTGGTCGCTGGCGCTCCGCAAGTCGACCCAACGCAGGTGGCGGCGAGGCTGTGGGCTCCGGCCTCGGCCCCGGCGGCTGTCGCCGGGCAGCTCTCGCCGTTCATTACGGGAGCGCCGGAGCAGGCCGATCTTTCGATCGAAGGATGGGTGCGTGGCACCTCGCTGCTGGCGCAGGGCGCGGTGCCTCGGCGAATTAGCGCTCAACCACAGCCCGACATTACGCAAGCTAGCAGGATCTGGGCTACCTCTGCAACTCAGCCTGTCTTTGGTGCCGTTCCACCGTATACGTTAGCTCAGCCGCAACCGGACACGATGCAGAGGAGCGTAATATGGCAGTCTCAGCCAGCTCCGTTCAGTGGCACTCTCGGTGCGTATGTCGTAGTTCCACAGCAGCCTGACACGAGGCAAGCTAGTAAGGTCTGGCCTGCTGTCGTAACGCCGCCAGCCATTGTCACGGGGCCGGTGCCTCAGCCGGTCGTCACCAGACCGCAATTTCCGTTCCAATCGCGCGGTTGGATCTGGCAGCCAACGGTAGATCAAGGGCCCGGTTTGTCCTTGGATATTCGCTTCGGGCTGCACGCGCTTGCGATACACAGTGCCGAAGCCGGGAAGTCGAGGATCTGGAAGTCGCAGCCCGCTCCACCATCTGGAGTGCTCGGCAAATTCATTATCGCGCCTCAACAGCCGGACACGAGGCAGGCGAGTAGAATATGGTTGTCACAACCAGCTCTGTTCAGTGGAGTACTTGGTGCGTTCGTCGTAGCGCCTCCGCAGCCAGATACAACACAGAGGAGTGTGACTTGGAAGTCACAATCTGCTCCGTTTATAGGCGAACTAGGTTCGTTTACTATAGTTCCACAACAACCTGATACGAGACAGGCGAGTAGAACGTGGTTGTCGCAACCAGCACCATTCAGCGGAATACTTGGTCAATTCACTACTACACTTCCGCAACCTGATACGACACAGGTGAGTGTGGTGTGGCAATCGCTACCAACACCGCCGGAAGTTCCCCCTGTTGATATAAGAATTGGCGGTGCTTTTTACGAGGCAATGACGTTTAGACGTAAGAAATTTGAAGAAGAACATGAAGAGCCAACTACTGCCGTTCGCAATGCTATACTTTCTGCTATTGAGAAACAGGGAATTTCTGTATCCCCATCTGTTGTCAAAACGACAATTACTGCGATTTCAGCTACGGAAGAAGAAGTTACAGTCACACTTCCGAAACTTACTCAAAGCCAAATGAATGCTATAATCGCAGCTATCCTAGCCGCGGAGCTTTTGTGAAAAGAAGATTTATTCAAATAAATGGGGAATTGGTGGAGGTCTCTAACGATTACGAGACTGCGCCTCGTGGTGGAGACTATGTGCTTTGGAATGATCGTGATTATCAGGATATGGGGGATCAAAGATTTAGTTCGCGCACGAAACATCGTAGGTATATGCGCGAGCGAGGGGTTACTACGGCTGATGATTTTAAAGAGCAATGGCGTGGTGATGAGAAAAGACATATTGAAGCAAAAAGGGGAGTCGACCCCACTCGTAGGGCCGACATTGAGCGAGCCATCCACACTGTGAACTCCAAAGGAAGAAAATGAGCGACATTCGCGCAGATATTGAAGCTGCTGTCACCAAAGTAGAGACTACTGATTCGGCGGAGACGCCCCCGGTAGTGGAAGAAAAGTCGGTAGTGGAGACGCCCCCGATTGTTGAAGAGAAGACTGTAGTGGAGGAAAAGGTTGTCGTTGAAGAAAAGGCTATCGTTGAAGAAAAGCCGGTAGTGGAAGAAAAACCAGTAGTGGAGCAAAAGGCGATAGTCGAAGAGATAAAGCCTAAAATCACAGTTCGTCCTCCGGAGAGTTGGAAGCCCGCTATTCGGGAGAAACATTGGAAGACTCTTCCGCTAGAGGTGCAGTCGGAGATTCATAGGCGTGAGCGTCAAATAGATACTGCTCTACAACAAGCTTCAGAGAGTAGAAAATTTGCCGATCATATGAACAATTTGTTCATGCAGCACAAAGATTTCATCGACTATGAGAAGTCGCACCCCACTCAAGTCGTCTCTAATCTTCTGAATATCGCTAAAGGGCTGCGCTTTGGAGCTCCTGCTCACAAAGCGCAAGTCGCGGCCCAAATTATCCAGGGATTTGGTGTAGACGTTAAGCTTCTCGATCAAGCTCTTTCTCTTGTAGTTGGTGGAAATCAAACGCAGCCGCAGGGCTTCGATCAGAATGCCTTGGATGCAGCTATTTCGAAGCATATGGCTCCATTTCGTGACTTAATGCAAAATATGACGGAACAGCGGAAAACGGCGGCGAAAAGAGCAGATGATACATTGGCAGAAGAAATCAATACTTTTGCCAGCGATCCGAAGAATGAATATTTCGAAATTGTGAAAGATACGATGGCAGATATCATGGAGGCTGCTGCCAATCGTGGAGAGCAATTGGACTTGCAATCTGCCTATAAACGTGCTATACTCGCTCACAGTGACCTCGCTACTGTTGCTACTCAGAAAGCGGTGTCCGAAGCGGCTACGAATCTGAATGCTCCAGCAACAAAAGCTCGCGCTTTGGCGAATATTAGCGTGACTGGAGCTCCATCAGGGAACGTACCTATAGGAAATACTGACTCTGTTCGTAGTGCGGTAGAGGCCGCTGTAGCGAAGCACAGTGGTCGTCAGTAACGGGAAGCCAAAGGTTCATCCCGAGGTAGAAACGAAGCCGAAAGGTTCATCGTAGAAACGGGCTTCAATTTCATCAACCTCAGGAGGATTAGATGGCATTCCCAAACGTCACGGATATCGTGGCAACGACCATCGAATCGCGTTCTAGAAAGATTGAGGACAACGTCCTCAACAACAACGCGGGTCTGGCGTACATCAAGAGCAAAGGGAACGTCAAGCCTGTCTCCGGAGGTCGTATCATTTACGAGGAACTGTCGTTCGCGGAAAATGCGAACGCCGGATGGTACTCGGGATACGATCTACTTCCGGTGGCAGCGCAGGATGTTCTTTCCGCAGCTGAGTTTTCGCTGAAACAGGCGGCGGTCCCAGTCATCATCAGCGGTCTGGAAGAGCTGCAGAATGCAGGTCGTGAGCAGATGATCGACCTGATGGATAGCCGTATCACGGTCGCAGAATCGACCATGACGAACATGATTGCGAACGGCTTCTACAGTGATGGCACTGGTTCCGGCGGCAAGGAAATCGTCGGTCTGGATGCAGCAGTACCCCTCGGCGCGGCAACTGGTCGCGTTGCGACTGGCAACTACGGGAACATCGAACGTTCCCTGTGGGGTTTCTGGCAACCGTACACCCTTCGTGGAACGCCCACAACTGCTGCGAATATTCAGGCGCAGTGGAACTCCATTTGGGCGCAACTCGTGCGTGGGCGCGATCGGCCAGATCTTATCATCACCGATTCCGCTATGTGGGCGCTCTACATGGCATCGCTTCAGGTCCAGCAGCGTTTCGTCAATCCCGAAAAGGCGAAACTCGGCTTCCCAACCGTGCAGTACATGGACGCGGATGTCGTGCTCGACGGCGGTCTGTACTTCCCGTCTTCGGCGTGGGGTCCTGGAATGACCACTAACACGGCGATGTTCCTCAACACCAAATTCCTGAAGTGGAGGCCTCATTCGCGGCGAAACATGGTGCCGCTGAGCCCGAATCGCAGGTACGCGGTGAATCAGGATGCCGAAGTGACGATTCTGGCGTTTGCGGGCGCGTTGACCTGTTCAGGTCAAGCGTTCCACGGTCGCCATCTCGGAACTTAAGGAGACCTGAATCATGGCATACAAGATGGCAGCAAATCAAATCGGGTACCCCGCAGTCAACGATGTGTCGACGACTCAGAAAGTGCCACTCGGCACGATCGCACCTATCGTCGACAATGACGAGACGGTGCCCCACTCCGGTGAAGTTATCTACCTGAAGGCTTCCGGCGCGTCGATCGTCGTTGGCTCTCTAGTAGACTACGACACGCATCTCGCCACCGCAGTTCTGGCTCCAGCCACTACCGGAGTCGGTCCAGTCGCAGTGGCAATGGCAATCGTTCCAGTCGCATCTTTCGGATGGTTCCAAATCGCAGGACGCGCTGCGGTAAAGGCTCCAAACGCGATGACTCCGGGAGCAGATGTATTCGCACTGGCGGCGACGCCGGGAAGTGTGGATGATGCCGCAGTAGCGGGCGAGCAGATTCTCGGTGCAAAGGTTTCAACTACGACTGGTACTCCCAGCACGGGTCTGGCCTACATCGAAATCGCGAGACCGCATCACCAAGGGCAGATTACTTAACCGTGTCCGCTCTCACAGGGCTTCCCGGCTCGAATGGGCGTATTCTCATCGCGCCAGCCGGGAGTCCTGTGGTTTTTCTTCGTGCTATGGGATTTAATTCTTCTGGAGCGCTATGTACGACTGCCCCAGCTCCGGGAGGATTTAGTAATGGATCCTGTATGATGGATACATCGGGTTTAGTAATGGCCTCTACAGTAAACGGAATAGCCCAGCATGTATCTGGACTTCCAGTAGATATAGACGGAGGCTTGTGTATTGAAGTTGGTGCTCCCACTAGTTATGATCAAGGAATAGGGTTTACGGCAGGAGGTCGAATTGCCGTTATCTAATGACCAGACTTTAGCTCTTGTGGATGCTGTGATAGCATCTGGACAAGACCTACAGACTTCGCGCCAAGCTCTTCGTGATGCCGTAGAACAAGTTCAGGCATCACAGCAAACTGTAGAGGAAATGAAAGCTACAGTAGAACAGAATGAATCCCTCCTAAAGCAAGCACGACAAGCATTGGAGGATGGAATTAGAGAAAGAGCACGGCCCTAAGATATTCGGGGACTAGGATATCAACCGAGTTGTACTAAGGTCAGGAGACACGATATGGCAATCGGTGAAGAACTGGATTACGATCACACGCTACACGCAAGAAATCGCGGCGGAGATGATAAACTCGCCGTGCGTTTCTTTAAGAAAGCGAAACAAAATCCTGAAAAAACGCAAACCGAAGGACGCCCCATCTTCGAGGAAGTGGACTACATCCAGATCATGGTGCCTGGAGACCGTACTAGCATCATCGTTCGCCCTGTAGGGCCGGGGGATGAAGCACGTTTCCGGAAGCAGTATGAACACTGGAAAGCCACGCAGAACAATGATCTAGTGGTGGGTACTCCGCTAGAGGCATGGGGAATTCTCAATATGGCCCAAATTGAGGAATTCCGTTATTTCGGTATTCGAACTGTCGAGAATATGGCAGATCTCCGAGATGATGTTGTCGGACGCATCATGGGAGCCACCACGCTGAAGCAAAAAGCTAAGATCTTTGTAGAGGCTTCCAAGGCGGAAGCTCCTATGAAGGCTATGCGTGAAGCATTGGAGACCCGAGATACTGAGCTGTCAGCACTGAAGCAAGCGGTGGCAGATCAAGCCAAGATCATCGAGCAGCTGAGATTAAGGATGCCCGCCGAATAAGGAGCTAGGATGTCTTACGAAGCAGTAGAGTATACCTATCAGCAGATTCTTATGGATATCTGTAGGTATGTAGGGCATCCTGTTCCAGCGGATCCAGCAGGCTCACAAGATCCTGCTGTTATCCAGATGGGCGCGGCACTCAACTTTGCCCTTGAACATATCTTGACCCGCAGAGATTGGCATGCCCTTACGAAGCGTGCTACGCTCGCTGTAGTGGCTGACAGCGCAGGTCAGGAAGAAAAGAGTTTCGCACTACCGGCAGATTTCAGCCACTTTGTTGAGCAAACGCAATGGTCTCAAGGATCTTCAGAGCCTGCTGGTGGTCCAATCAGTACTCAGGCATGGCAGTCGTACATCGTACGAAATTTCTCCATGCAGTTGACTCTCTACTGGCAGCTTCGTGAGAATCTTCTGTGGTTTCTGTACCCACCACATCCAACATCTGTAGACTTCGAGTATATGTATATCTCGAAGGGACAAGTCATTGACGCAGATGATGCTGCAAAGTATAAGAATCGAGCAGCCAAGAATGGGGATACTTTCGTTCTTGACGGATTTCTCTTATCTCTTCTCGCTCGTTACCACTATCTATCTTGGAAGGGATTTGATACTGTAGCAGCAGAGAGCGACTTCAATCAAATATTAGAGTCGCGCACAGGCACAGAAAGAGCCTCTCCTGTGCTTTCTCTTGTTCGTCGAAGAAGCATGCCCCTTATTGATCCAGTACATTCGGTTCCAGATACGGGGTATGGACTTTAATGTTGCGACCTCTTACTCGTAAGAGATCTCGCCCCGTTCCACTGAGAATCCACAAATGGGATCTTTTACCACCTCCAGTTAAGGGTCTAGATATAACCCTGCCGTTCTCAGATCAAGACCCGAGAACGGCCTTGGTTCTGGAGAATTTTATCTGCCGTAGAGCAGGAGCAGAACTTCGCGGCGGGGCTGGTCGTTGGACTACGAACTTAGGTGGTGTAGGTACGGAATCTCCTGTGAATTCTCTGGCAGGATATCTTCCATCAAGAGGAACTGGTAGCGTTGAAGCAGCGAAACTCTTTGCTTTCTGTGAAGATGAGGAAGTATATGACGTCACATCACAAACAAGCGAAGCAACAGTTCCAGTTTCAGTATTAACTCTAGCAGGGCAAATTGAGCCGGGGTACGTCAGTCATGTGAATTTTGCTGGTGTAGGGACGAACTACCTCCTAGTAGCTATTCCAGGAGTAGGCTACTACACCTATGATCATACCGGAGGATGGGTCAATCGTACTGCAAGTGTCACTGGGGTAAGCTTGACGAACGTTGCTTTCGTCATGATTTGGAAGAAAAGAATCTGGTTTATTCTCCACAATGATCAATCTGCATGGTATCTTCCCGCTGGAGCTATTGTAGGGGCTGCAACAGAATTTGATTTTGGCCCCCATCTGGCGCACGGTGGAACTTTGCAGATGCTTGCTTCTTGGACCAGAGATGCTGGTGAGGGTATCGACGATAATCTCGTGGCTGTAGGTTCAGGAGGAGACGTAATTGTATATCAAGGAACGGACCCTGCCAGCGCAGCCACTTTTGGAATGATTGGTCGTTGGTATACTGGACCTCCGCCTTATGGTCGTCGTTTTGCTACGAAGTATGGTGGAGATCTTGGCATTCTCTGTGAAAATGGTGTAGAGTTCATGTCTCGCCTTGTGGGGGCGCAGGGACTTCTTGAACCTGATGGAGAGCAGGTTAATGGAGCTACTCGCCGGTACAATGAAGTGATTGCGCGAGATATACGAGATACTCGTGGCGAGCAGGGATGGTATGCTATTCACACTACTTCTGAGGATTGTGTAGTTGTGCTCACACCACACAATGTAGAGGGAGAAGAGCTTCAGTATTGCTTCTCCACAGTTCCGGCTGCGTGGTCTATCTTTTCTAACATAGCTGCTCTTTCCGGGGAATTTTTCAATGGAGATTTGTTCATCGGTACTCCTAACGGAACTATTCAGCGTATGTTTGATTCAGATACAGATGACGAACTTACAGATGGTACTCTAGGTGAAGATGTAATAGGACATCTGCAGTCTGCCTTTATTCCGCCCAATAATGATCGTATGCAATTGAAGATTCCGCAACTTCTTCAAATTATGCTTACGTCTACAGAACCTCCGTCAGTATTGGCGCGTATCAACACAGAATGGTCAGGGCAGGCTACTTCGGGCACACCATCTATACTTCCCGGTGAAAATGCTATCTGGGACACCTCCCAATGGGATGAAGCTGTGTGGAGTGGCTCGGCTAACACCTATCTCGTTTGGATTGGGTGTTCGGGATTGGGGTGTTATTTCTCTTTACGACTTTCCATTACTGGAAAGCCAAGAACTACCTTCACAAGCTGGAAAGTTATCCATACTCTGGGGGGCTTGATGTGATTATTACCTCCCGTAAGCCGGAAAATAAACATCTTCTCTATGGGTACCTCAAAGAGAAGAAAGTACTAGAATGTTGGTCAGATGATTTTCAAGGATTTGGAGTTCTAAACACAGAACTTGCGCTCAAAGCCGTTGTGGGCTACAATTCGTTTTGTCGACGAACTTGTTCGATGCACGTTGCAGGAGAGGGAAATTGGATTACAAGGGAATTACTCTTTGTATCCTTTGATTATCCTTTTCGTCAACTTGATGTCGTTCAAATATTCGTTTCGGCAGCCGCAAGCAATGAACGGGCGTTGAAGCTTCAGAGTCGATTGGGCTTCAAGCCGCTTGTCATCATTCCAAGGGGCTGGGATGAAAGTACCGATTTAGTCGTGCAAACCATGACTAAGGAGGCTTGCGAGTGGTTGAAAGGGAATTATGAGCAGGCTGCTTGACACCCATTTCGGTATGACGCCGGAGCGGGCATTCATGCCCCTAGGCGGGCGTATGACTTTGGAGGGTGGAAAGAGCAGCGCCCCTCCAGCTCCAGATTATCGTGGTGCCGCAGAACAAACTGCGGCCGGAAACAAAGAAGCCCTTACTCAACAGACCTTCGCTAATCGACCTGATCAAGTAACTCCGTGGGGTACCTCTCAGTGGACTCCTACGTCTACTATAGATCCATCTACGGGACAAGCAGTTACAAAATGGTCACAGAATCAGCAAGTATCTCCTGCTCTTCAGGGCGCTCTTGATCAGCAACTTGATCTTCAAGGTAAAAGGACAGACTTAGCTTCAGGTCAGCTAGATCGCGTTGCGGCTGATATGTCGCAGCCGTTCGATTGGCAGAATCTTCCTGGAACGGGAGCTACTCCTCAGACACGGAATCTTGCTCCAACGACTACAGCATTCGACCCAAATGCCTTCGCAAAGCAAAGGGACGATTACACGGCAGCGGCTTGGGAGCAGATGCGTCCTGAGCATCAACGACAAGAAGAATCTGTACGTACTCGTCTTATGAACCAAGGTCTCACTCAAGGAAGCGAAGCTTATAACAATGAGCTAGCTCGTCTGCAAGGTCAGCAAGGTACAGAGCGCTGGAATGCTCTAAATGCTGGAATTACTCAGCAAAAGACCTTGAATGATATGATGCTGGCCTCCCAAGGGCAGGCTTTCGGCCAGCAAGCGACTGCATCAGGACAAGGCTTTGCTCAAGATAAAGACTCTGCGGCATTTCAAAATCTACAGAGGCAGCAGGCTATCGCCGAGCAGGCTCAACGGCGGGGTATATCCCTAAATGAAATGAATGCGCTTCTCACAGGACAGCAAATCAGTCCTGTGAATATGCCGAGCTTCTCCCCTGCCGGTCAGGGTCAAGGCGCTAATCTTCTTGCTGCTGCTCAAGGACAAGGTCAGTACGATATGTCTAAGTACCAAGCAGATCAAGCTCTGCAGGGTCAGACAAACGCTGGCCTCGGTACTCTTGCTGGACTCGCTGCATACGCTGCAATCTCCGACAGGCGCTTGAAGAGGCATATCAGGCGTATTGGGAAGCTTGCTTCGGGCATTCCGGTGTATCTCTTCAAATATCGTGGCTCCAATGAGAATCACATTGGAGTTATGGCGGATGAGGTCTTGCCAGTAATTCCATCAGCAGTCATCCAGCGTATTGATGGGTATTACATGGTGATGTACTCGAAACTTCGTTAGGAGAAGAAAATGCCTTACGGTCCAGGAACATACGGCCCCGACTCACTTCAGAGCGGAACGGATCTTGCCGCCCTCCCAGAGCAAGAGAAGAAAGCAGCCCTGCGAAAGCAAGGTATTCCAGAGGCACTCATCGATCAGATTCTCGCCCTTTCGTTGAATGATCCCTCTGGGCTGAACAAGCAATATGATATGAGCGCTTATATTCGTCGTGGAGCATTCACTCCTCAGCAAACGACAAGTGTTCCAGGAGCTATCGCTCAGGGACTCGCCGGAGGTATAGCCGGGCACATTGACAAGAATTACGCCAAGGCTATTCGTGATTACGAAGGTTCAAATGTCAGGGGCCGCAAGAGTCTACTCGGCGCAATGTTTCCGGGGAAGAAAAGTACCAGCAACGCATTCGATTATCGCCCTGAAATCGACTACACAGGAATCGAGTAGTGGCGGACAATCCTTACGAAGCGAGGGTATTAAGACTCACAGCAGAGCTTGATGCCCTACGAAAGCAACCTCAGATTCCGATGTTTAGTCCGGAGGAGGTTGCGCGTCGTGAGGAAGAACGCTTACGAGAACAGCAACTCGCTACTCTGGGCCTTCTATCTGGAGACAAGCCCCTACAGGCTGTCAGTGCTCCACTTCTAAGGAAAGCTCTGGAGGCTGGAGAAACAAAGATTACAGATCATGGGGAGTATAGCCCTAGAGAAGGAAAACTTCGTGTTTTCCCCGAATATCTTCGTCGTCTTGAAGAAAATCGCTTGGCCGCTGATTTAGGGAGAGCCGAGACTGGGCGTGACTCTGCAGATTTTCGTGCCAGTGAATCAACCAAAGCGCAAGATGCTCGCGCAGCACTCCAAGCCTCACAAGCTGAAATTCTCGCTCCATATAGGGACGCGACTTTGAAGCTTCGAGAAGAAATGGCAAAACTCACAGCACTGAGAACGAAGCTTGCCGCCCAGAAAGCAGGCAGGGGCGAGGATCTCAAAGGTCAGGCGTACAAGGACATGAAGAAAGCTGGAGAAGATTTGGATGAATTGGATCTTATTGAAACCAAGCTCACCAAAGAATTCTCCGGCGGTACCGCTCAAGGCTTGACGTTCCTCGGGAAGACTCAGGACGCCATTACGTCACAATTTCCCGGTTTCGTTCCAGATCAATGGATGAAGAATCGTGAAGCGTGGGCTACGCTTCAACGACTGGGCGAGATGAAGAAACGTTACGCCCTTTTCGGGGCTACCCTCACGGGCAATGAGAAGAGCTCGTGGGAAGCAGTCACCCCACCGCGAGGACTTAGTGGCGTGGATCTCGTAAAGTGGTTCGACACGCAAAAGACTCTCGTACATCGAGCTATCGGGAAAAATGCGGAAGCTCTTGCAGAGGGCGGGGCTAACAAGAATCAATTGGAAACCTTCACCAGAGGTCTCTACAAGGCACCACAAAAGAAGAAAGTGCAAATGTGGGATCCGACCACAAACTCATTCACTGAAGTGGAAGAGTAATGGCGGATAAGCCCTACAAGAGTCGATTCCACCCTAATCACGGTGAATTTCGTTTCCCTCTGGAGATGCCAGAGGAAGAAATCAATGCCGTTATGGGGCGTTTCCAGGGCGCGCTGACCAGTGGAGGAGCGGGTACAGCCCCCAGTGGCACACCCGGCAGCGCCGGGGGTCCTGACGCGTCACAGCCCTTTCCTGAGTCATCTACAGTCGTTACCCCATACGCTACTGGCAACCTACCCGGGACTCTAAAGCAGATGGGCGAGGAAGCATCAGGCATGGGTAAGTTCCGTCTAGGATTAGAGCAATCCGGGGCACGGACGGCTCGTGCTTTGGGTATTCCACAGACCCTACGCGCTGCGGGTGTACCTCTCGATCCTCAAGGTGATGAAGCTCTTGATGCCGTCGCGAAAGGCACGGGAGTTCCAGGAGCCCTTGGTGACTTCACCGGCAGTACTATTCAGGGTATAGGGGCTGGACGCCTTCTTACGAAGGCAGCTCCAGCTGCGCTCACAAGATTTGCAGGAGCTCATCCAAAGACTGCCGCTTATCTTGGATCTGCGGGAGGCAGTTCTGGAATTACCGCAGCTATGACTCCTGGAGATTTGGAAACTCGCGGAATAGAAGCGAGTAAAGCAGCAGCTATGGCGCTTCCAATGACTTTCGCGGCTCGTCAAATAGCGCAGCCCCTGACTATGAATCAAGCGGGGCAGAATTTGAAAGCTGCCACAGGGGAAGTACCCCCAGTTCACATCGGGGCAGAAAGCAAGCTCGTTCGTGATACTGGCTCTGTAGTTAAGGATATTCCTTTCATGGGAAATCCTCTTCTTTCAGGAGAAGAGCGCGTCTTTGGATCTGGCGTACGACAACTCTGGGCTCAAGCTACACCTCCTGGAAAAGATACTCTACTGCAAGTGGGGGATAAAGTCCGTAGAGGACAGCTTTTCAACGATTTGAGCGCTCAATTCGACGACACCTACTCTTTATTACTCAAAGGTGTGAACGTACCCATTAGGACTAAAGATAAGGCTACCATCGTCCAAATCATTGACGGCACTCTTACTCCTGCCGACGCAAGGCAAGTTCACAAGTTCATTTCCAATAGATTTCCAAAAGACTTTAGCGTTTCTGGAAAAACTTGGAAAGAATTACAGGATACAATCCGAGATAAAGCCGATGAGTTCCGTAAGGGTGGTACGACCATCGATAACAAGATGGCCCAAACGTATGATCGAATCGACAAATACCTTTCCGTAGTGAGAAATCGTGGATTGGCTCCGGGAGTTGTACAGAAGCTTGACGCTACAGATCAAGCCTTTGCATCACGAAAGATTTTAGAGACAGCGGTGGCACTTCCCGGTGGTGAGCGGGAGCTTACTCCGAACATGCTGTCCAAGGCACTTCGTATTCACACTTCAGAAGATGCCTTGGCACGAGGACAAGGTACGAATCAAAGTCTTATCGATCCTTTGGCAGCTTCTCTCGGAGATATGGGGGAGAAGAATACAGCGCAGGCTCTGTGGAATTTTAGACGTCTTATCAGCCCTGCTGTTACTGGACTAGCCACTGGAATGGCGACCGGTGTTCCTGCGCTGGCAGCGGCTCCCGCTGGAATTGCCGCTGGAATGAATCTTCTTGGTTCCGGGCGTAGAGGAGCCAGCGTAATGTTCGGAGACACTGGTCCTCAACGTGCTATGGCTCAGTGGCTTCGAAATCGACCAATGGATATTCCCGGAGCAGTGTCGGGTCTAGACCTACAGACACAGGAGTAGAAAATGCCAAGAAATGCTTCGGGAGTTTACACACTTCCAAATCCCGATGTAGTATCAGGCAATACCATTGAAGCTTTGGATGAAAATCAGACCAGAGACGACATGGCTACGGAGCTTACGAGTTCATTGGATCGCAGCGGACGAGGTGCGATGCTCGCCCCATTCCGTCTATTCGATGGTTCGGTGTCCACTCCTGGACTTGGCTTTTCTCTCGATACGAATACAGGAATGTTTCGTATCGGTGTGGACAATGCTGCCCTCGTGGCAGCAGGCGACAAAGCTGTAGAGTGGAGTGCTACACAAGTTCTGCTCTATTCTGCCGGAGTAGTCGGGGTTGGCTATCTCGGCGCTACGAACGGATTTCAACTTAGCTCTTCTATTCCACTTGGTTGGTCCAGTGGAACTGTTCCCGGTACTAATGATTTGTCATTGTATCGTGACGCTGCAGATATATTGGCCCAACGTCGCGGAGTGAACCCACAAGATTTCCGTCTCTACAATACGTTCACAGATGCAAGTAACTATGAGCGCGGAAATTTTGAATGGGATAGCAGCTCACTAAGGCTTACTTCACAAGCTGCGGGCACCGGAGTTCTTCGTAATATGCTCATCGGTGGGGCTGGCGGCGACATTTCTATTTTCTTTCGCCCAAATGTAGGAGTTGCGGACGGTTGGATTCTCAATGCAGCAAGTCATTTGTTAGCCGATGTAGATAACACAAATGACATTGGAGCCAGCGGTGCTAGTCGCCCACGAACTCTCTACGTAGGTACGAGTCTTGTTCTCCAAGGACATGCTCTTACGGCAGCAGCTCCCGGAGTAATCGCTACAGATATTCCAGCTGGAGTCATGTTTGACTATGGCGGTACTTCCGTTCCTACAGGATATCTTGCCTGTGATGGAACTGTAGTGAGTCGTACGACTTATGCAGCCCTCTTCACTGCTATCGGCACGACCTGGAATACAGGAGGAGAACCGGGTACTGATTTCCGCCTTCCGAATCTTAACCGACGTGCTACAGTTGGATCAGGAGGATCAGGAACTGGCACGCTAGGAAACGCCGTGGGGAATATAGGTGGTGCGGAGACTCACACCATCGGTACTACCAATCTTCCCGCGAGCGGCCTGAGCATCCCGAGCTTGAGTGTATCTGTATCAACTGCTGTAACTCGAATCGAGTCCGGAGCCGGGGCAGTAGCGGATGGAATCACTTATGGGTCGTCTGATGGAGTGGATACGCGGGCTGTTGCTGGCAACCTTCCGGGTTTTCCCGGTACTGGCTCCACTGGCACTGGCACGACCGGCAACATGGGTTCTGGCTCCGCGATGAACATTATGCAACCGAGCGCTGTGGTTAGGAAGATCATCAAGACATAAATGAAAATAAGGAGAAAGAATTGTTTAGTGATATCGTCGGAGACTTAACTGTGGCTGACGTAATCATGTACGCATTCCTTTCTTTCGGCTTTATTATTGTGACGTCTAGTTTATTCGCAGCACATCGCTCTAACGGAACAACTAAATATCAGAACTTCAATGTCATGGATCTCTTCTGCACGAGAGGAGGGCACATTAGTCGCCCTGCCGTCATGGAGATGATAGCATTTCTCATAATGACATGGGGCTTTGTAACCTTCGTTCTGCAAAAGAATCTTACTGATTGGTACGCTGGAATCTACGTCGGTACCTTCGTACTGCGTGCAGCTCATTCAGCATATCTTCGTGTGAATACTAAAGATGAGCGCTCACCGACTTGAAATAAGAACCGTAGCTATCCTAGAGGATGGTTGCTTCTCCGTACTCCTATGGGATGGGCGTCCTTTCGCGAATAGTGTTGAGCGCACGTTTGAAGATCAGCGGGTGGTGGTTTCCGCGGGTATGATCCTCACACAGCGTGATTTCTATCATAAGGGAAATTACGCAACGTATGAACTTCAAATCTCCGGACACGACAGAGTGCTATTTCATAAAGGTAATATCGAAGATCATTCAGAAGCTTGCGTCATTATAGGGGAGAGCTTTGGCCAACTTTCAGGAAAGACTGCCGTACTTGATTCTAAGGGCGGTTTTGAAGAATTCATGCGTCTCGCAGAAGGAATAAAAGAATTCTACACCCTAGTGAGCGGGCGATGAAACAATATGTCTGCATTGGTCTCGTCTTTGCCATTGTTCTTGGAATTGTAGCTCTTTACCACCACGCTGACGGAGTTGGATATGATCGCGCTATTGGCGAAATTGCAAAGAGAGATAATGAACATCTGGTCAAAGCTCAGGCAGAAATATCAAGCCTTCAAAGAGAGAAAGAAGAAATAGAGGCTCGTCATTTCGCCGAAATCGAAGCTATTGATGATCAAGGCTGGAAGGAGATTCGCCGTGTTGAAGCTGCTAAGGAGAAGTTTATTGGTGATGTTGTTGCTGGTCGTCTGCGCCTGTTCGACCCCGGTAACAAGTCCTGCCCCGACCGTAGTGAACCTCAGCCCGCCGAAACTTCCTCTACCGCCAGCGTGGGTGATGGAGCCTCAGGAAGCGAACTTTCTGGAGAGACTGCGATCTTTCTTCTCGGTGAAGCAGCCCGCGCCGACAAAGTAGCTACGCAGTTGAAGGCATGCCAGAAAATCGTCGGCGACGATCGGACCTAGTTACCTCTCGATATGTCGGTGGTCCCACATTGCGTCGTGAACATCGGGACTGTCAGCGGGCAGTCGAAGCACGGCGACGAGCCGAACGGCGGGCAGCAGCATTGGGTTCTCATGTTTTTCTCTTGCTGCTCGACTCTTCAAGGACATGGAAGAATGCCAGAAAACCTCCTTATTTTAGTATCAGAACCCGAACGTTGGTCAAGATTTCTTGGCCTCAGTGGAAGCGCGTGCCAGCGTTTGATAGTAGAAGTGATGCAGGAACCCAAGCGGCGCTTTCCACATCCCGCCCATCTCACGCAGCCACAGCGCTCTACCTGACCGCCCATTGCCATCGGTAAACGGGTGCAGGATCTCGTACTCAACGTGCATCTCGTAGGCGTCTCGCACCTTGTCCTTGTTTTCCAGCATGGAAGCTAGAGCAGCCTGCACCTGCGGCCCACCACGAGGCGCTATGTGATCCCCTACGCGAACGTCTAACCCCTGAATGAACCTGGGCTTAGCGTTTGGCTGGTAGACCGCTACGAGGTTGATCAGGTCGGAGACGGTGATGGGCCTTCCGGTGCGCGACAGAAACCTCGCCGTGGCCGCGACTTCCTCGCCTGTCGGCTCGCGGTGGATGCCTTCGATGCGGTTCGACTCGCGCACGAAGTCATCAAGCGAGAAGATTTTCACGCATCTCCCCTATCTGAACGTGCAGGTATTGCGCACTCCGACGCCTTTACTTGGGCGAGCAGTGCCATGAACAACTCGAAGGCTTCACCGTACCGCGCGTCGATGGTGTGCCCGCCCATCCTGGTAACGATGGCGTCGCGCACCTGCTCGAAGGTGTGCTTTGCGGACGCGGGTAGTCTGTCAGCAAGGCGGCGCAGGAAAGTCGCGTCGTCGAAGTTCTCCAACTGCTCGGTATAAGCAGCGATCTCCTGCAGCTTGCTGATCGCGTCCCGCCAGTCAGCGCGGTCCCATTCCTCGCCGCGCTTATCGCGCGTGTCGGAATCCCTCGGACGCGGGCAGTTCGGATCGTGGCTGTCGGTGTAGCCGCATGCCTCGCAGTAGTCGCGCGTGGTGGCCCGTGTCTCCGATGAAGCCATACCCATCAGCAAGCTCACGATGTCATCCAAGACCCGCTTGCTGACGCTCACCTTCACGATCTCGTGCGCCCCGCTTTGTTCCTCGATGGCCTCGTTGATGTAGTTGATGACCTCTTGCGGGTGCGGCAACGGGTTCCACGTGGTGCTGGTAGTGATCGTCGGTGGCTGCGGCGCAAGCGGGAGCACCTGAACGATCTGTGCGTGTATCTCCGATGGGGCGAAGGACTCCATTAGACGACGCAGTTCTGTGCGCATCATCGGCCATTCGGTCCAGTGCCCTGACACGCAGCCCTGCAACATGGCTTGCAGGTTCGGGTAGTCCTTCAATCTCCCCGGCTTATCGTCAATGCACGGTGCAGCAACCGCAGGGGCCAAGTCCTCGGCGGAATGGATACCACCACTCGGGGGCACCTGCGGCGCTGCATTCGTCTCCGATGCGGCTGTACGCGCTTCCAGCTCTGGCATTTCAGTGCGCCAGCGGTAGGTGTCCTCGCCGCACATCATGGCGTTGGCGAACCAGGCAATGAGATCTCCTTCATCCAGACCGGCTCTTGAGTACAGAGGGAACCGCTCCATGAACTCTCGCGCCCAGCGGGCAGCGTCGCGGTCGCAGTTTAGTGGGACCACTGGGGTATTCATGCTTTATCGCTCCCTGTGGCATATTAGAAATCAAACTTAGAGCGCCATCCGAGAAATACTGGGTGGCGTGGTAGATCCTTCATACCTACGGCAAGATATTTGAATTTCGCCACTTTCAGTTCATACTTCTTACGATTTTCCCATATTTCGATACGCTCAGCGTCGGTAAAGCCAGTTCCTATGTTGAAGAATTTCCCATTCCACACTACCATCAGTGCCCCAAGTCTCCCAGTGGGGACGAGGTTTGCCTGATGGGAGCTGCGAGCTTGATACCCAAGCTCATTGATCTTTGCTTCATTCGCGTTGTGCATGAGTTCTTCAAAGCCAACGACGGAAGCTTCACTGTCAGAGAATCTCTTTAGCTTCATGAGATATCCTTGATTCATGGTGCTCCTGCCGTATTTGTACTCCCCTCCCGGAGAACGAAGCATGATACCCTCATAGCCTTCAGCTAGGAATTTTGTCTCCAATTCCAATAGATCATTCTCTCCATACACTACGTGATGTTGAAGTTTGTACTTCTCGGTGATGTGATTAGCCCTCATCGGATACGGAAGAGTAGGGTTAGCCACATGATCGAAAACGTAGAAGTTGACGTCGGTAGGTTGGCCTTCGTACGACATAACGGCGGACATTGTAGTGCGGTATACATCCGGAGCATTGGGCGGGCCGACGATTAGTTCGCCATCGTGATGTTCCAAGTGGTTGAACATATCTTGGACATGTCGATTCGGAATAGGCTTCCTGTTTCGTGAGAGCAAGCAACCGTGCTCAACGAATGCCCGGATGCCGTCTAGCTTCGGGCTTGCTAGGAGTGGGTATTGGAGGTCTGCTACGTCTTCGACTGTAGCTGCTAGCATCGGTTTCATCAGTAACTCCCCAGTTAGAAAAGGTGAGGGGATTGTCGGTTCCTACTCCCCTCGGGGTAGGTAAAGGGCGTTCCGGAATCAAGAAGGCGACTTCCTGGGGAGGAGAATGCCTTATCGCTGGTGGAAATTCCGGAACCTATGACCGACTCATAGTCGTGGCGCTCCACCTTACAGATACAGTATGCCACAATCGCTACTTCAGGGGGTAATTTTTGTTGACCTCGATTAGCTTTTCGAGGAAGTGCATCGCCTTTTGAAGATCTTGAAGTCCACCTTTCTTTTTCCAACGCAGGACATACTTGAAGATCATAGCCTCCATGTACGGCATTTCATTGGCAATGACGAAATCCCAATGCTGAATGGGAGTGGCATAGTGCCTCCCTCCCACCTGTTTGTCATTGGCGGTCGTGACTTGGACATGCTGGTTTTTGAGGTTTCTGTGGGCCTTATGCATGGTATCTCCTATAAATGGCTTGTCGTGACCGCTGTAGACCACCCCGACTTAGTGGGCCGGGGGTGTGGTACCTACCGCTTTTTCTCTACCCGGACCCAATATAGCGTCCAGCTTCTCCCAGACTCCCTTTGGCATTCCCTCTTTAATGTTGAATAGGTAGTTGGATCCATTTTGGAACACCACCTGCATGAAACGATTTCCCATGAGAGATTCTGCCGAAGCACGGCAGCAGAGTTCTGCCATGTCTGCTACTTTGAGAAGAATTTTCTCCTCTGGTGTTAAAGTTTCATAAGCCTTGAATTTCATGTTGTAGAGTTCATCTACCTTCTCCTCAATTTCTTCAAGAATCTCGCCCATGTTCCCCAGCCACTTTGCAGTGGCGGGAATATCCCCCGTTATATGTTCGTATCCGTCGTGTTCCAGGATAGCGCGTACTAGATTATCTGAAACGAAACCATCTGCTAGGTAAAAGGCGACTACTAGCACACGAGCCGTATGGTCCCCGACTGTTTGTTCCCGAATACAGGGAACAGTATGAAATCTTTTTACATCGTAGGCACGGAACAGGTGCCCTAGTTGTTCAGAGTTCATCCTTCATCCTTTCATCGTAACGTTCGCAAGCGAGACGCCAGTCTGTAGCCTTGCATAGTCTTGAATTTCTTTGAAGTAACGGCACAGCCACCTCTTCAAAGAATGGCTCTTGAAATCCTCTTCTCTTATTGTGGAAAACTAAATCCTCACATTCGCGAAGCCATGAGCCTAGATCACCTTGAAGTATGGGGTAAGCTCCAACTCCAAGCTCTTCATAAGTTTGATGCTCTGGTGGTCTTTCAAGGAAAAGCCAGTGTCTCTTGTAGATATGAAGATTATTCGTTACTTGATACATCGGTCCTACACTCATTCGTAAAGATGAGGCCATTAGTTCATGGAGAAAAGAGAAATGTACGATGTTAGAACCAACAGCGCCCCACACCAGATCATTAGATCTGTTGAGCACTGTCATCGTTAGAGAATTATCTTGGTACGCACGAAAATAAATGTGAGTATTGCAGGGAAGATCCTTCTTTTCCACTCCGAGATCTAGATTTGGATCCCACATGGATATGACTGCTCGCCGTGTAGTGGGATCTCTGCGAAGCATAGCCCGAACATCCAGTAGTTGATCTGAATTAAAGTGCTCTCGCCAGCGGAAGCCATAAGCTCCGTGAATCTCCCCCGTTTCTTCCGCATAATCCATCATTCGCGGGTTAAAATCTTCCAACCAAGCGGCGATATCACAACCTGCCATCATCCACAGACATTCGGCGAAGTGGAAATAGGGATTTTCCTTACGTTCCGGCACGAACAGCACCCGATTTCTTGGCCGTAATGTCGTCAGAGTAACGGGGTGTGGAATGGTCTTTACGAGACCATTACGTGAATTCTCTTCTATACCCGTAGCCCTCATTTTCCACAAACATTCTGTAAAGAGAGAACTAGCCTCCAGAGCCCGAATTTCCATCTTCTATCTCCGTAACTTCCAAATTGAAATGTTTAGCGAATTTCTCCGCTGCCTCTTCGCTAGCGAATACGAGAACCTGCCAATCGTTATCAACGGTTACAAGAGCGGTCAAGCGCCCGTCAGGATATTTGAATCTTTTTACAAGTCTTCCATCAGTACCGCTGCTTTGGTGTTCCTTCTCCGACATATGCCTTCCAGTATTTTGAAAATTCACAGAGGCAGTTTTGAAAATCCTGCATACAGATCTGGAGCCCTCCTTCATCTTTGAAGTGTTCCTCTTCAACTTTGTGGTACAGGGTGGTAGCATGCAGTAGGAAATGCCTTTCCGACAAGTCCTGACGTGCTAGGACATTACGGAGACCACGCAGGCTACCGGGGCCGGGGGCTGCCCAACTCCACCAGTCTGGGGCTTTTTGAAGTGGGTGATAGGGCGTATTTTTGATATCTGCAATGACTTGAGCAGAAAGAAAGGAACCCAGTCCTTTGAACTGTGTGAGATAGTTGAAGTACACCTCAAGAGTTTCTTCTCCAGGAAGGTACTGCCTGGAGTGTTGGTACACAGAGTCAGCCACGCCAACGATATAATCTACTTTGTCCATTCGCACACCACAGGTCGTAATGAGATACGCCGCGTTGAGGATTTTTGCCCCCGAGTCTCTTCGAGCTTTGATGTGCGCTATTAGCGCATCTTTATTCCATTGTTCTGGGAACCCAATTTCTTGAAGAGTATCCGGATTATTCAGCATTCTAGCAAGAACCATAGCCGGAAGTAGATTCTCATGATACACATAGGGATTTCTCCAGTGATTCGCAATCCACTTAGTAACCCGGTCATCTTCACGTCGCACGTTCGTAAAGCGATAGTTATTCAGGATAGGGTCTTCTGTCCATGGGCGTGCTAGCCCCGCTTCTTTCTCGGCGAGGATGTTTCTGCGCTCTTTAATCCAGAACGCCAAAAGTGCGCTGCGATCAGGCTCTAGATTTTCCGTATTCATACGCCGCCTTCCATTGTATAATTACATCTTCTCGTTCTCGTCCTTGCCACGCCGTCGCAGTTTTCTTCTTTACCACGTTTACGAAGTCAGGAAAGATTTCTTGTAGTCTTCGTGCCGCTGCGCTTTGCTTTTCCATCGTACGATAAGTAGAACATCCACCAGCGGAATTACTTCCTCCTTGATTTTGCACCATCCAGTTGATACTCATATGGGGATATCCCCTAGTGAGTAAGCTTAACTGAACGTAGAAATCTTCCATCAACTCCATATGTCGGAAGTCGATTTTGAGGTCTAGAAGAACATCAGTTCGATACGCCAAAGCTCGTAAAGCACGAGTGTTCATGACGTAACGGTCTGTTCGACGATTTCCTCCTTCTCTGGGAGAAATTGCTACATGGATATAATCGTCGAGAAGATTACTAACTTCACTGAAGACTAACCCAAGTTCGTCATCTGTTGGAGTACGAAACTTGCTGGTTTCGTCCGTACGTCTGATAGCGAATGTAAGGTCATCGTCTAACATTAAGACCTTCGCATCGCCTTTGCCATAGGCGAAATCACAAATAGCTTGCCGGGTGGCTCCGATACCTGAGACTTCCATGGCTAATACTGGAAGCTTGTATACTTGATACGACTTTACTTCTTCTTTTGGAACTACTAGAATTACTTGCTCCCGAATTTCTGGGGGAAGTCCCATTAAGGTGACTTGCTTCGTGGCCCTAGCTCTACTAGGGATAGCGATGAGCATGACCGTTCCTCGAAATGAAAGCGCCCCTCCTAGGAGGGGCGCTTTTGATGCACTTGACTTCCGTTATTTCGTGGCTACGGGCTGACCCTTGACTGGCGCAGCCGGAGTCGGCTGAGTCGCGGGCTTTTCGGCCTTGGCTTTCTTCTCGACCATCTTCGGGGTGTACCCGGAAATGGTGATGAAGCCACGCGCCGAATCCCAGGAGAGGTCTCCGTAGGTTCCGCCCTTGGCGATGAAATCGCCGACGGTCTTCGCGGTCTTGTAGTGCTCGAAGCGCTCGTACGACTTGGAGCCGACGCGCTTGGGGTTCTTTTCGGACTTGAGCGACACAGCCGCGTTCTTGTCGAAATTCTTGCTCGTGCGGTCTCGCGGAGCCGCTGCCGGGGCGGGAGATCCCGGTTTCTGTACCGGGACTGCTCCCGGCGTGGGTTTCACTTCGGCCATCTTGCCTCCTGTGGTTGGAAAATGCAACATAGCGAGTATAACTCGGGTCGTATAGGATTGCAAGCTTTATCGCTTGAACGTCTTTAATCTTCTCATGAAAGCAGCTTGTACGTCATCTTTCGATTTAAGTGATTCGATTACATCTTCATCTAATGTATCTCTCGCCACTATACGATACACTATGACGTGATTTTCCTTTTGTCCCTGACGATATACTCGCCGAATGGCTTGGTCGTAATACTCAAAATTCCAAGTCATTCCGTACCAGCATACCCGATTACAAGATTGCTGAAGATTTAATCCATGGCCCATACTAGCTGGATGCCCTACGAGTAATGGGAGCTCACCGAGGTTAAATCTTTCAATATATTCCAGAGCTTTCTTTGTTGAAGTGCCCCCATGAATCACTGGCACATTGGGAAATCTTGAGGCCATGCGCTCGTAATCATGTTGAAATTCGTATAGTACGAGTAACGGCTGGCCCTGAAGTTCCTCTACGAGATCCTCTAGAGCATCCAGCTTAGCATCGTGCACTTCATGGAATTGCCGACGGCCAGTGCCTTCAGCTTCAATTTCACTGTAAATTGCTCCGTTGGCTACTTGACGGCATTTTCCGCCAGCAACGGCAGAATTCGCCGCAACGATATCCTCTTCTTGAATTTGTGTGATGAAGGCTACTTCCAGCTGTCGATAGATCTTTCTAGCATCTGGTGGAAGATCTATATAAATGTCCTTAAACATCAATTCTGGCATTTTTATCCAATCTTCAGCTTTGAGGCGCAGTACCATTGGATCGATGCGTTTGGCGATGCGATCGGCAGAATCTAACTTCGGCTGCCAGTCGTATCCACCAAACCCAGAGGGGTAAAAGAATTCATTCCGATAGTGAGTAATGAAGCGCCCGAGAGCCAGACCTTGATCTAATATATAGATCTGGCCGAAGAGATCCATCAATGATCGGGGAGTGGGGGTGCCTGTGAGAATCCAGCGACGTTTGAAAGTGGGCACCATCTGGCGCATCGCTTTGAATCGTTTTGTCGATGAATTCTTGAATTTGGTACTTTCATCGACACACAGAATATCAGCTCCGATACGACGATATCTCCCATTTTCAAGAAGCCATGCTATAGCATCGGGATTAATGAGGAAAACATCAGCCTCTAGGTCGAGGCAGGCTTCTTTGTAAGGCCCGTGAATGATACAGTACGTCAGACCTTCAAAATCAGTCCACTTTTGTATTTCGTCCGGCCACGTTACTGCCATCGGGCGTAGTGGTGATACCACCAACATTCGCCGATTGATGCCCTGCTTCTTCAGAATGCTGAATGCCGCCAGAGCTATCGCTGTTTTCCCTAGCCCCGGATCCAGAAACATTCCCCCGCACCCCTGTGATATTAGAAGTTTTATCGCGTTCTTCTGATACTCTCGGGCGGGCCAGTAAACACTCTCTTGCTGATTCGAATGTGTGGCAGACATAGATTTCAAAGCCCCTCTTCCTTAGTAACTTGTGAATATATGTTTGAAGTTCTCTGGCATCTTCATCTATACGCTTGAATTCTATGAATACCGCCCTACCTCCATAATCGAGAAATAGACGGTCAGGCCAGCCTCTACGTCCGTGCAGGTTCAATTTCACCTGCACTCCACAACAAGATCCTTCCCACCAATCAACGGTGTCTTGTTCAACTTTCTTCTCTAGTACACGCATGGTCCTCCCTTCCTATTAGAGAATGAGCACCAGTTGCAGTGTTGTCCTGGACGCGGGGAGTAAAACGTGTCACGAAGCATAGGGTCCACACGCTTCAGCCAGATCTCTTTCTTTTCATCGAGCTGCGCTCGATGAAGTACGTCGGCTGTAACGAACCCTTGATCGATGTAGATGGTATCAATATCCGATTCTTCAGCTTCAGGATGGGCGGCTAGAGCCATGACGAGATAGAGTTCCCGTTGGAGATAGTGATCTTCCCACGGCTTGCCAGTCTTCCATTCGCCCATGTAGATAGTTGGAAGTTCTGGGCGCATAGCATCAATTATTCCCCTCACCCACACCGTAGGATCATCCCATTCAACTCGCTCCCATTTGTCGTTAAACGCGAGCTTTACCTCTGGAATATACCCATATTCACGCATCTTGACGGCACGGTCAATGGCGAATTGCGGTATACCCGAGGTCCATTCTCCAGTCTTGAGATAGCCCTCAAGAGTACTGTGCATGTCAGATCCACGCGCCGCCGCTGGTCCAGGAACACCCTCAGGTAAGCGATCCACATGCCGAAACTTATACGCGAGGGGACACTTCTGATAGAGCCCGAATTTACTAAGCGTCCAACTCATTTAGCTCTCCGAAGTTGTGCCCCCAGAAGCCTTCGGAGAGCATTGGAACGTCGAAACGAGGATGATTCATGACTTCTTTAAGATGCTGCATACCCGCTTCCCATGTTTTTTCAGGAGCGGATATATCGATCTCATCGTGCATTGCAATGAGGAAATAATTATCATCCAGCTTTGTCGCATGCCAGTCGATGACTGCCTGCTTTGTCTGATCTGCAGCGCTGCCCTGAATAAGGTAATTCAGAAGCTTGTATTCAAAAGATCGCATTATTCCACCCACTAGACGCGGAGGCTCAGGGAGGTAAAGCCTTCCACCCCATGTTCGCATCGGTGTTCCATTACGCCCACGATTACGAAGGGCATCTCCTAGAATACGTATTCCTGGAAGCGCCGCCATGTATGCTTCGCGAATATTTTGAGCTCGCCCGTAGTCAGTTCCCAACTGCTGTGCTAGACCTGTGACACCAGCGCCGTAGATAATGGAGAACCCTACTATTTTCACATCCTTTCGCTCCAGGCGTATGCCAGTGATTTCTTGGATCATCTCTTGCGCCATGAGATGTGGATCCAGCTTTGGATTTCCGTTGTACGCCTTCATGAGCCCACCATCTTCATAATGCGCGAGTATGCGAATTTCCTGTGAGGAAAAGTCACGCTTCAGCCAAAGATGCCCCTCTTCAGGTAGAAGGTACTGGCGCATCAGCGGAATTTCCATGAATTCTGATGGAGCTTTAGCTTTCATCTCCGTTGGCGGATTGGTCAGATTGGGATGGTCACAGCTTAGACGTCCAGTTCTCGTACCTTTGAAGCTACTTTCGCCGCCATATCCTTCTTGACGAACTTGATTCCATGTGGGGTGGACTCTTCCCTCGCATGCAATCGCTTGATTGTACCACGGAATACCGAACGTGTTTAGACACGTCGCCATGCCGCCCCGGTACAGCAGTAGAGCTAGTAATTCTGGATTGGTCACGCCGCTGGTCAGCGCTCCCTTAGCCATAGATCTACGCCCCGTAGGGGTAAGCTGCCATTCTTTGACAGCGCCTGCGGCATCCAGTGCCTGAGCTAATTCATCTGAAGATTCAACGTTGAAGGTACTACCAAGGATGGAAAAGATGCGAGAATCTGCCGTCTTAACTGCCGCATCCATTTTGTCAATATCACCGCTCAGACGATCTATATCGACGCGGAGGCCACGAAGCTCTGCTTCGTAGAGAATCGGCATTAGAAGTTGTTCACGCTGGTACGCCTCTTCCATTCCTTTTTCCACGATAATAGGGTGGAGAGTACGGAAGAGACGCCATGTACGCCCTACGTCACCGAGGGCATAGGGCCGCACTAGCTCTACTGGAGCTTTGGAAATATGAGCGCCCCATTCTTTTTTCGTGGCTCCTGGAACATTACGAAGAATCCAGTCGCGAAGCTCATCTCGTTCTTCTGGAGGTTCTCCCAGAATACGCTCGGCTGAGGGCTTGAGACTCAAACTGGCAGCGTGTGGATCGTGGAGGAAAATTAGGAATTGCGTGTCATGAACGTTGAGAGGATTTCGTGGAAAAGGAAGACTAAACCACTTCATTGCCACGGAAACGTCGAATTTGGAATGGTGGAAAAGCATATTTTCCTTCCACGCATTGGATAGGATATTTGCCATCCATGCCCATTCGGTAGTGTAATCGGATTCACCGTCAGGCGTGCGGTAGGCCAGCCCTACCGGCTTCGGAGGAAATTTACTGGTATTTCCTACAATCGCTTCCGTTTCGAAGTCAAGAACCCACATTTTTCTCTAGCTCCTCAATTCGCTTTACCAGAGTATTGAGTAATTCCATAAATCCTGGAAATATTTCTTCTCCAGATTTAACTCTGTATGTACTTCCAGCTCTTCTGAGCAGATAATTCATCTGCTCAGAAGATATCGGAAAGCTCATTAGTACTTCTTGGAATCCGGAGCCGCAGGCGCCGACTGTTGCGATGCAGCGTACGGAGCCATTAGTAGATTTTCACTCGCTTTGATCTTCTTGCGGAGAGCTTCCAGGCGCTCGTTTGGCACGGTATTCACTTTCGTGAAGTACACGTGGAACTGATGCTTTGGATGCGGCTCCGTATAGATTTCTGTAATGACACTCCATACAGGGCGACCATCTACACCAGCGAGCTGAGTGATGTACCCGGCCCAGTATCTCGTGGAAGTCACAGGCAGCTTCAAGATAGCCGTTTCTGCATCGACCGTATCCGCATCCGATTCCAGCGCCGTAGCGGGAATCAATACTAGGCGACGAATCTGGCTACATGCCTTTCCACGACCGCCGCGTGGGTCAGACCCCCACGCATTCTTCGGACAGGTGAGGCAAGAGCCATCGGGACCGCCCTGCTTCTCCTCAGAGTCCTCATGCGGACGGATGGTTTCTTCTTCCCTGGATATGGCAAAGCATGCCGGATTGCTCGGCTGCTCCGCATTGAACGGCTTGTTGTACCAGCGATTCTCGAAAATAGCGTCCAGTACGACACAGCGGAGGCGATTGTTCGCAACCGGAGTGCCTTGCCAGGAAATGATGCCACTACGCAGGGAAATCGCACCACCTACGGGACGCTCGAGCATCGCAGCAGCGCGAGCTTCGGCTGCGAGTTGGTCGGTTACGCTCACGGGAAGCGTATTTTGAATCACTACTGGAACATCCCCAATAGTGGAGGGTTGAAGAACGACCTTCTCCCCCGGTTTCACTTCTTTTGCCATTGGTAACTCCTACAGAGTTTGCTTGGATATGCTCAGCTTGTCCACTGGGAACCAAGTAATCCCAGGAACATCTACGCCAACGTCCTTACGTTCCTTCACCGCCTTGGCGTTGATGCGTCGGTAAAGCAGGTCGAACTCACCCGTAGTTCGAATGTGGGCGTAGAGCTTGTCGATCTCCTCTATGGAGGGCTCAAAGACTACGGTGTGTCTAATGATCGCAGCTTTGCCTCCGGCAGCAGTTATCTTTCCGTTGCGGAAGGCTTCAATGAGTTGCGCCTTGAGGTATTTCTCCTGAGCGTCCATCTCGTCGACTTTGCGCTGCGCTGCGAGTCGCTCCTCGCGAGACTCGTAGTATGCGTCGACGAGCACCGCCAGCTCTTCAGCGGTCATCGGTCAATTATTTCTTCGATATTGGTGATGGCCGATTCTACTCCGTCGTGGGCTTCTTGAAGATTGTCCATGTTGGATTGGTCATCCTCTGTACGGAGGCTTTCCGGCTTGTTCTCGAAAGCATCACTTTCTTCATCTTTGATACTCTCGAGAATGTTGGACCACTCTTGCAGACCTGCAACTACCTTCTCCAACGTCTTCTTGCGCGTTTGATCCACAGTAACTCCCTCTTTAGATGCCGTTTGCGTTCGCGCTGCTTTTGTCGTTCATGCTGTCGCTCGCCCAGCGCGGGAT